TTGCTTATGCTAAGAAACAAAGAGGAGCAACTGAATCAAAGATACAACAACAAAAGTTAGCTAAAAAAGCTGCAGAATTAGCAGCCGCTAAACAAGCAACTAAGCCTAAAGCAGCAGGACAGCCTGGTATAGCTACTACAACTGTTAAAGCTATTGGTGGTTTAGGTGGTACTGGTAAAACTGGCTCTGCTAAAGCTAAGACAAAGGGTACTAAGGATAAACCTGGTAGACTTGTTATAGGATGACACCTAATATAACTGAGGAAATAATCAAATATCTACAAGAAGCCTATCCAGATAAGGCTCCAGATATTAGTATGGAAGAGAAACTTATTTGGTTTACTGCTGGTCAGGTGTCGGTTGTACGGCATTTGGCAGATCAGTATAAACTACAAGAAGAAACTAAGTACAATTGAGGTGAATGATTAATGGCAATACCTTGGTTAGCATTAGCCACTATTGGTGGAGCCTTATATCAAGGCACTAGAACAGCAGCAGCAGCTAGGTCAGCAGCTAAATCTGCTAGAGAACGTACTGCTCAAGCTAGAGATGCAGCTCAAAAACAGATTGCTCAAATGCAATCCGAAGCACAGCAAAGAGCTAAAAACTTTAATTTACAGATAGCCCAAAGTCAAGCACAGACTCAAGCTTCTATTGATGCTGCTCAACAATCACAGGCACAAGCTGAAGCCCAAATGGCTCAACAGCAGCAGTCTTCAAATCTAATGATCCATCAGCAGCAATTAGCAAGTGCTATAGCTAGACAGGGTTCAGCATCTCCAGTAGCTAAAACAAGAAGAACAGCTAAACGTGGTACTCCTGAGAGTATGAGAACTAAACTAAGTATTGATTCAGGTTTAGGTGGAGGAGGTACTGGTGGTGGTACTTCTGCAACAGCGACTGGAGGATTAAATGCCTAAAGGAAAAGCCGAATCTAGGTATCTATTTTTAGAACCAGAAAAAAGTATATATTTAGATCGTGCTATTGAGTGCAGTAAATATACTTTACCTACTCTTATTACTGATAACGATAGAAGTACTGGTAAGAATTTCTATAACAAAATAACAACTACATATCAAGGCTTGGGAGCCAGAGGTGTTAATAACTTAGCAGCAAA